GAGTATCTTTCTCTAGCTTTATATCTAACATTTCCAGTGTCGAAGTCACCTTCCATTGCGGTATTCAGTGGAGCTCTAACGAACATTTTCATGCCGTTAGGGACGTCAGTGATAAGATACCAAGAATCATTATCAGTTAGGTAATTATTCACTCTATAACCTTGAGGAATCATACCCATTGAGTTGATTGCGTTGATGTCATTATCAGCTGTTCCAGTTCTACCTTGAGATTTTGTTAATCTCTCTGCATTGAATTGGTTTTCTGGGGGAATAATCATTTTAACACCTTTAGCCGCGATTAAAAGTCCACGTTCGTCAGTCATCTCTCCGATATCAATCAAAGATTGTTCTAGCGACGTTTCATTTAAGTCAGCTTGTGTGTCTAATGTATTCGAGAAAACACCATTCAACGTTGGATGCGAAGTACTAAATAATGAAACACCGTCACCTGAATCATAACCATCAGTCGTTGGTAGACCGTTGATTAGAGGGTTGACAGCTTTCACCTGTTTAGCGTTCGCCATGGAACGAGCTAAAGCTTTCGTATAACGAGAAGCGAGTCTATCGTAGAGATTATCTTCGATAGCTTCTTCTGTAATAGCAAAAGCAAGAGCCATTGTTTCATGGGTGTAACGAGCAGTGAATGTTTCCTGTGCTTGGTCAAAAGATATTCCTTGACCTTCAGCTTTCACTTGTGCATTTCCAAATCCTGATAACATTACTTCCTCTTCGAAAGCCCTGTCAGAAGATTCGATGTTATAAATCTCAGCATGCTGATTTTCATAACGCTTGTACTCAAGTCCAAATAATGCATTTAGACCTGGTTCTAGTTCTTTCACTAGCTGTGATCGAGATATTGCCATAGTTTAAATACTCCTATTATACTGCACTTGAAGTGAACAAGTTTCCACGAGCTGAGCCGACAACAATAAAATTACATCCAACCGCTGAAACATCGTTGTTTTCAGGGTCTTCTGCCGATCGTACCAATCTCCACATGTAGCCGTTATTATCGGCTGCTATATCGAGAGTTGCTACAGATTGTCCCGATTTAGCATCGGAAAGTGTGTTGCTGTTACAGTTCATTCTAAAGCCTGTACTTGCGATTGTTACTGCGGCATCCGCTTTACACATATATTCTTGAAAAGGGTTGTCGTTCACAAAAGCAAAGCCATCCGTACTGTTGCCATCCGTATTTGGATTAGCTGCAAAAGTAGTACTCGCTGCTACATTGTTTGCCCAAGTTGGTTTGTTTGTAGTGTTCGCAATATAAAATGCGCCATTAAAAACTCCAATCAAAGGGGCAGATGCTACTGGTGCGTCAACATCAAAAGTTGCGCCGCCAGCTCCGCCGTCGTCAGTTGTAGCAGGAGATGCGTCTTGTACATATCCTTGGTCCCCTCCAGAATCCTGAAGTGAAACCGAGTCGTTTTGTACAATCGATATACCTAAGCCAGTTTTGATTTTGTACTTTGAATCCCCAGATGTCGCCGGTGTATTACCGAGAGTCATCACAGGGTAAAAGCCAAAACCAGTGGTTGAAGCGTTAGCCATAATTGTTCTCCTTGTGTTTACAGTTTTACCTGTAAACGGTTAATTAAAATCGATGATAGGGAATTGGTTGTTATCCCGAGAAAACTAAGTTTTCTTTGTACCACCGAAGGTTACACGAGACTGCCTTTCAACATTGATAGGCATACTCTTATGTTGCTCCCTCATTAGATCGTGTTCGATTGCTTCGTCCATCCCATCCGTACGTTTTTTAATGTACGCTGTTCTGGCTGCGGCGATCTCTTCAGGTACCTTTGCAAGCAAAAGGCCACCAACCCCAATTACCCCCTTGTATTTTCCAGTGTCTAACACTGGGTAATCAGAAGAGTTCTCGACTTCTTCGGCTCTAACTAATTCATAACCAGATCGTAATCTGCCTTGAATATTTTTAGAATCGTCGTAGCCCATAGATTCTGCTCTGATCCATCTGTACCTGAATCCATCAGGCGCAGGGGGTGCATCTAGAGAAGATGGAGGAACCCACACTTTTGGTCTTTCAGTTTTTGACCGTGTTTGGTTCGCACGAGAAGTTGTTTTAGTTTCTTTGTTCATACGCTATACCTCCTTCGTGAGTTGTCTTAATTGTTTTGCGTAGTCTTCGAGTGGCACACCTAATTTTTTCGCGATAGCGACTTGTGAAGGTGTGAGTTTCACAGTTTGGCGACCAGGTTTTACGCTTCTATTTACAGAAGCCACCGACTGAACGGGCCTAGTCGTTTGTATGTTATCACTTTTACCAAACTTATGAGGAAAGTCAACACGTATTCTT